GCAAAATCTTTAGACCAATATATAGCTGAGCATCCTTTCTCTCCTCAAGAAGCAACATTACAAGTAACAGCTAATTTATTTGATATTGCATCATTACAAGAACAATATAATAATGTAAAAGCTAGAAATTTACAAGCAATAGGTACAGCGGGTACTTTTTATCATGATAAAGATGGAAAAGTTAAATTTAAAATAGATGGAGATTTAAAACCTATAATTAAATACCCACATAGAAAAGATGATGATAAAACAGGGGCAGTTGTAATATATGAAGCCCCATATAAAAATCAAGAACAACAAGTACCATTAAATCTATATGTAATTTGTCATGACCCTTATGGTCAAAATCAATCTGCAGATTCTATGTCTTTAGGATCAGCATATGTGTTAAAAAGACCTAATAATTTATCACAACCAGATGATATAATTGTAGCATCATATGTAGGGAGACCACACACGCAAGATGACTATAACAGAAATTTGTTTATGTTAGCAGATTATTATGGGTGTAAAATTGGATTTGAGAATGATAGAGGAGAAGTAATAGCTTATGCAAAACGATTTAGAAAGATGCATAAACTACAAGAAGAGTTTGAGATGTTAGATAAAAAAGAATTAAGGAGTAAGAACGTAAAACGGCAGTATGGGATGCATATGACAGAGGCAAGAAAGCGTCAAGGTGAGATATATATAAGAGATTGGTTAAATACAGTTAGGAGTACTGATGATACAGGAAAAAAATTATTAAATTTACACAAAATCTATGATCCGGCTTTGCTAACAGAATTAATTAAATTTAATCATAGTGGTAACTTTGACCGTGTAATGTCATTAATGATTGGGATGTATCACACAAGGGAACTTTATAATGCTGAAGTTAAAGACATACTAGAAGATAGAGCTACAGATAAGTGGTTCGAACAAAACTATTATTAATATGAATAAGAAAAAAGATTGTGAACCTTATAACCCTCTACCAGAATACTTAGCGATTGGACCATCAGATATACATGGAGCAGGGATCCTAGCAAAAGAAGATATTCCGGGAGAGGTAGTTATAGGTATTACACATATTTATGATCCAAATTTTCAGCATAATTATATTAGAACACCATTAGGTGGGTTTATTAATCATAATGATGATGCTAATTGTGAATTATTAGAAAAAGATGAAGACTATCATTATAAAGTAATAAAGACATTACGTAAAGTACAAGCAGGAGAAGAATTAACTTTAAAATATAGTCTTTATGACATTTGTAATTACTTATAGTGGTATATTTATAATACTAGGGTGGTAATTGATAGTAGAGCTAAAAGGGAAGGAAAAAATAAGTAAATTTGTAAATTATGGGATATGATAAAATACCGAGACAAAAGCTCTCGATTAATAAGAAGAATAAGAAGTGGGGAGAAGAATGTGTTGAAGCATTTATAGATCTTTCTAATTCAGGTCAAACACATTCAAAACAAAAGAATGACCTTAAAATATTATATGATTACTATAACGGTGTAATTGACGAGGGAGATTATAATTACGTATTAAAACCTTACGGTAAAGCCCGTAAGAATTTCCCTTCTGAAATGCGTAACTACCCTATCATTAAACCCATAATTGACCTTCTTCTAGGGGAAAAATCGAAAAGACCTCTCAATTATACTGTTACAGTACAAAATGCAGATGCACTTTCTATGAAAGAAATGGAAAAGTCTGAAGCAATAGCACAAAATTTAAGACAAAGTTTTTTACAAGAAGTACAAGCGCAAGGTGTAGACATAGGAGCTAATATGGAAGAAATACCAACTCCTCAACATATTGCAGACATGTTTGAAGGTTCTTATGTAGATAATAGAGCTGTATTAGGGCAAAAAACTTTAAACTATGTATTTCAAGAGCAAGAAGTTTATGATAAAATACAAAAAGCTTGGTTTCATTATTTAGTAACTGGTGAAGCATATACACAAAGAGGAGTAAGAAATGGAGAGCCGTATTATTCTATACTAAACCCTTTAGATGTAGATTATGATCTTGATCCAGATTTAGAGTTTGTAGAAGATGGAGATTGGGCATTAGTTAGAAAATATGTACATGCATCTACAGTTATTGATGCGTATTATGATAGTTTATCAGAACAACAAATACTAGAGCTTGAAGAACCAAAACATTCTGAAGGTGATATTTCTTTTTTATATGCTAATGCTGCAAATAAAGATACAAATGCATTTAGAAACAGATTAATTGAAGTTATAAACGTATACTGGAAATCTAGAAAAAGAATAGGGTTTTTAACATATATGGACCCAGAAACAGGAGGTATTGAAGAACAAGAAGTTGATGACGGGTTTAGAATGCCTGTAGAGATGAAAGAGCAAGGAGCTAAACTAGAATGGAAGTGGGTAAATGAAGTATGGGAGGGTACAAGAATAGATGGGAGTATATATATAAATATAAACCCAATTCTTAATCAAAGAATGTCTATTGACAATCCATCTAAATGTAAACTACCAATTAATGGGAGAAGATATTCAGATACAAACTCTAAAAATATATCTTTAGTTAAGTTAGGTATTCCTTATCAATTAAATTACAATATTTATAAATACAGACTAGAACTTGCAATAGCAAGAAGTAAAGATATAATAGCTCAATTTGATATTAATATGATCCCTAAAAAATTATAACAAAGAAGGTATACAATTAAATCCACAACATCAATCTGTTATGGATATGTCTATAAAAACTATAAGTCAGTATATTACTTTACTTGATTCTATATTAATGGAGTGGGAAAAAATATCTGGAGTAAGTAGACAAAGACAAGGTGAGATTGGAGCGTATGAAGGTAAAGCATCTTCACAACAAGCTATATTACAATCATCACATATTACAGAAGATTTATTTAGAAAGTTTGAAAGAATGGAGCAAAGAGATTTCCAAGCTTTACTAGACTATTCTAAAGAAGCATGGTTAACAGGTAAAAAAGGAATGTTTGTAATGCCTGATGGTACTACAGACTTTTTAGATGTAAATAGTTTGCAACATATGGAAACTAACTATGGTATATTTGTTTCTGATGCAGGTAAAGATCAAGAAAAACTACAAAACATTAAAGGATTAACACAAGCTATGATGCAAAATGGTGCTAAGCCAGGAGATATAGCTGAAATGTTAGATTCAGATAGTTTCACTGAAATTAAAAAGAATCTTAAACTTGCAGACAAAGCAAATGAAGAATTAGAGCAAGCTCAACAACAATCTCAACAAGAACAACAACAAGCACAATTAGAAGCACAACAAATGCAACTAGAAGCTGATACTCTTGAAAGAGAAAAAGATAGACAAAAAGATATTGAAATAGCTTTAATAGGTGCAGAGTCTAAAGATCAAACAGATGCTAATTCTCTTAATTTAGAAAAAATGATACAAGATTTTGAACTTAAAAAACGAGAGTTAGAATTAAAAGAACAAGAATTAGAATTAAAAATGAGAGGAAACATGGAATCTAATGTACTTAAAAGAGAAGACATAGAAAGTAAAAAAGAAATAGCAAAACAGAATGCTAACAAACCAAGATAGAAGAGCCATACTAGAACAGGTAAAAGCATCTGAATCTGGAGATATAATGGCAGCTCTTCAAGGTCAACCAGTTTTACCTCAACAAGAACAGGTGCAACAGCAGCAAGTTCAGCAAGAACCTGCGTCTATACCACCATCTACTCCTCCTCCAGTTAATAATGTAAGTATGGAGACTCCTCCTGTAGGACAAAACTCTTTAGTAAATAGTTTTAGTAACACATCCCCACAAATACAAGATTTACCTAACGGATCTGCAGAGCCACAATTATTAAAAACAGGTGGAGTAAAATTGCATGGAGGATTACACACAGCAGAAGCTTCAAGCACAGCTGTTACTCCTGTAAATATTCCTGAAATAATAAAACCTTTATCTGAAAAAGAAAAAATATATAAATTAATAGAAGAAAGAAAAAATAGTTCTGGGACTGTTTATAATTCTTTAACAGGTAATAATCCTAATAAACAATGGATTTCGGGAGCATCTAATCAAAACAATCAATCTAATACAGTTAAACAAAATAGTCAAAATTATGGTGAAACTATTTTAAGTCTTGCTACACCTATCCCTCTTGTAAATAGCATGAAAGTAACATCAGCAGGTGCAAAAATACCAGGACTTTTAGATGATCTTATTTTAGGTAATGCAGGAAAAGTTATTTCTAAAGCTGGGAATACTACTGTTGGGACTGCAGTTAAAAATAAAGTGGCAGATATTTCAACTTTTAGTAAAGAAATGCTAAAAGATATGCTGCCTAATAGTTCAAACTTTACTAAAATAAAAACAGTAAATCCAACATCTAAAAGAGCAGCACAAAACTTAATTAAAACAAAAGAAGGGCAAAAAGCATTTTTAAAAGAATTTGAAGATGGTGCTGTAACTATAGACAAGATTAAAGATAACTACATAAGAAATTTATCTAGTGCAGAAGGTAAAAAAAGATTACTAAATCAAGAAATTGAGTATTTAAGAAAAATAGGTTATGGAAATGGAGATGAAGCTATAATTAAAAGTCAAGCTATAAAAAATGCAGAGGCTAAAGAAATAGAACTATTACTTACTGTAAACAAAAATGCAGAAATTGCTGGAGGTGTTTTTGGTAAAAATAAAACTATAGAAAATATTGCAAATGATTCTTATAATTTTAATAATGCAGTTTATAGATCAGGACCAACAAATTATGATGATTTGTTTTTAAAACAAGGAGAACCTGTGTTAGATGTGTCTAGTCCATTTAATTTTGCTAAACCAACTATAAAAGGAGGAAAAATAAGTCCTGGATCAGTAACAATAGGAAATAAATATACAGGCACAAGCGGTAACAGAGTTACTGCACATGAGTTTGGGCATGTACTTCAAGGAAGTAGACAGTTAGCTGTAGATAAAAGACTTATACAAGGTATTAAGCCAGGTAAAAATTTAAGTGAGTTAGATCAACAAGCATATAAGTATTTTAAAGAGTCAGGACACGAACCATCTGCATATGTTCATGGGCTAAGACAACAAATGTTAGATGATAAATTAATTAAGAATTATTATCAAAACATAACTCCTGAAGTATTAGATCGTGCAAAAACAATGTATAAAGTAAGACCTTCTGGAGTATTAAATCCTATGGAGGAAAGCTATTCAAGTAATACGCGTATCCTTAATTTTATGGATAATACAAAAAAGAATTTTACTTTATTAGCAAACGAAATGAATAAACTTCCTGCTATAATGCCAGTAATGGGTGTAGGAGCAGGAGTATATTCAAATGAAAAAAGATTAGGAGGTTTTGATGATGATCCTCAAGAAAGACTAGAACTTGATTATACTAAACCTCCAATGAAGCCTAACAAAAAAGCAACTACTGGAAAAGAAACAAGTTATAGACAAAGCATGATGCATTTTCTACACGACACAAATAAAGTAGATACTAATTATGTAAATAATATAATGCAGGTTGTTGCAGAACATGAATCTAAAAATGTAGATGATGCAATACAAGTTTCAGGAAATAAAAAAGATGGATTTTATCCTGGCCCTGCAAGAGGAGCTTATCAATATGAAATAGGAATTGATCAAGGAGGTAGTACTGCTATGAATAGAAACGCTTCGTTTACTCGTGACTCTACAGATAGATCTTTTAGTGATTTTCCAACTGTATATACTGAAGGTAAAAAAGAAAGTCCAGATTTTTCAATTTTATCTAGAGAAGATCAAGATGGACTATTTTTAGGAGATAAAATGAATAAAAATAAATCTTCATCTAAAGCATTTTATGATTTAGTTAAGAATGATGGCACTTCTCCAACTTCAGATGAAGCATTTGAATTTTGGGGAAAAAATCATAAAAGAGTTTTTGTTTATAAAATTCAAACAAGAGGAGGTGAAGAAACTGTAAAATATACTTATGACAATTTACCTGCTGATAAGAAAGCGTTAGAATTAAAAAAATGGAGAGCTAATACTAAAGACATGTTTAGAACAGGAGGATTTTCTGACTATACAACAAATAGTAAAACAATTACTAAATCAAAGCGAATGTCTGATCTTGAAATAAGAGCAGATAATGTTGCAACTGCTTTTAATGAATATACAAATCCTACACTTTTAAATAATAAAAATTTAAATTTAAGAGCTTCATTAGGAGTTGATAGTAAGCTTGGATGGAACCCTAATGATACAAACTTTAGTAAGTATGGATCCCCTACTTTAAATTTAGGAGGATCTTTAGGATTAGCTGGAACATATAGGGCTAATGACAACTTAGCTTTTAGAGCAGGAGCAAATTTTAAAACTGGAGAAAGACCTAAATATAGCGCAGGACTTACATATTCTTTTAAAAAAGGAGGATATGAAAGATAGTAAGTGTTATACAATAAAGGAAAAAATAAAACTATAGACAACTAAAAACCAATTAAATTAAATATTAACTTTGTAAACTAAAACCAATATATATGGACCCAAATGAAAAAATACAATTAGACGATATTACCTTTGACGATGTCATTGGTGATGGAGTTACAATGGAGGCTATTGACGAAATAGAACCTATTGAAGGAGCAACAGAAGAAGTAACAGAAGAAGTAGAAAAACCTGAAGCAGAACTTGAAGACATTGAAGATAATGACGAAGAGGCTGAAGAAGAAGAAGTAGTAGAAGAAAAAGAAGAAACAGAAGAAGAAAGTTCTGAAACTACAGTTGTGTCAGAAATACTAAATACTTTAGGGTATGAAGGTGATTATGCAGATACAGCTGAAGGATTAACAGAAATGACTAAAGATGTAGCTTCTCAAATGGCAGATGATAGAATTGATGAAGTTCTTGAGAAATTTCCATTAGTTAAACAACATTTAGATTATGTATTAGCTGGAGGAGAGTCTCAAAAATTTATGACAGCTTATGATCCAAATTTAGATTATAATGAGATGCAAATTTCTGAAGATGATTCAAGAAGTCAAAAAGCAATTTTATCTGATTACTTTTACCAAAAAGGACATGATGAAAGCTTTATTAAAGAAATGCTTGAAGATTATGAAGATTCTGGTAAGTTACATAATAAAGCAGAGGCAGCTAGACAAGCTTTAGGTAAAGTACAATCGCAAGAAAAAGAACAATTAGTAACACGTCAACAACAATCTTTACAAGAAGAGCAAGATAAACAAGTAGAGTTTTGGAATGGCGTGCAAGAGACAATTAAAGAATCAAAAGAATTTGCAGGATTGCAAGTTCCAGAAAGAGAAAAAACAAAATTCTTTAACTATCTTTCGAAGCCAGTAACTAAAGATGGTTACACACAGCGTGATATAGATCACTCTAAAGCTGAAATGGAACAAAAATTAGCTATAGATTATTTAATGTATAAAGGATTTAATCTAGAGCAAATAATTAACAAGAAAGCTAAAACAACGGCTACGAAGACATTGAGAGAAAAAATATCTAAAAACGAAGAGACTGTAAAAAGTGCTCGTAAACAATCAAGACGAAGTAAAAGTTTTGATTTAGATAGTTTAGATCTTAATATTTAAAAAAATTCCTGAACAGGGAGATAGGAACCCTAATAAAATTGAATAGAAAATGGCAGTAAATGGAACAAACATAAGCGTTCAAAAGACGTTTTACAATGACTCGCAAATGACTGATATGAACAGTCTTGCAAATGCATTGTTATCTAAGCCAACTGAACTCTCTCCAATTATTACTCATTTAGCAGGAAAAGACGATAAAAGATTCCCACTATCTTTCTTAACAGAAGGTGTTGGTAATACTAAGTCTATTGACCGTTTAGAGTATGAGTATCGTGTAGCAACACATAGATTGAGAACGAGGCCAGTAGCGGTAACACCAGCATCAACAGCAAATGTAGGATTAGGAGGAGCAAGCTTCGAGCTTGAATTTCCTGACAAACATTTTGTATTTCCATACGTATTAGTATCTCAAGCAGGTACTCAAGCACGTATAATGAAAGAACCAGAAGCAATAGGTACTAACTGGAAGTATACTTTACAATTAGTTAACCCAGCAGCAACAGCAACAGTTGCAGCAGCAGATATTACAAACGGAGCTCTTTGGGCTCAAATGTATGCACCTGTAGGAGTTGATTTCTCTAGAGGTAATGCTTCTAATTGGGAAACTCCAGGTAAAGTAAGAAACAAACTAACTACAGTTAGAAAATCTTACCACATGTCTGGAAACGCTAAAGAT